CACTATCGATGGGGTCCGGAAGAAACCGGGCCCCCGCCAGTGTGGCGCCACGAATTGCAGCTATGTCTTCTAGAGATCCTCAAACCCTAGTTTTCGCATCTCAGCACATTCCCGCCCCTGCCGATAACTCATCACGACATCCCCCTACAACCGGGGTTATCACTGCGGTTCTTCCCGCAACATCACCAGCCCCTGCTAATCCGGCAGGTTCTCTCTCCGTATTGGATATCCAAAGATACGGTTCCGCGCTCCATCTTACTCCAGATGTCTTGCGCACTCTTTCCACTCTGACAAGCATTGGAATCGATGTGGCCCCTGAAATCAAACAGTTGGTCGCTTCTGAATTCAATAGACTGCATAGAGGACAAGAGGAAAGGAAATGGGATTTTGGACAGCACCAGCTGCCACACCCCATGGATTATTACCTGGACCAATCACAGATAAAGGAATTTCGCCAACGGAACCCAGAGCTACGACTTGTTCCCACGGCAAAACCTTTTCGCCACCCCCATCCTCTTTTGAGGGATGACCGACATCGTGCAGAGAGTTTTGCTTTTGAGTTTGTTTCGCGGCAGACCAAGCATACTCCCGGAGTAATTGTCGACATCGGTGGAAATCCCAAGCGGCACATCCATAGTGACCGCCCGGGAGTGTGGTCCTGCGCCCCTATACTCGATTCTGCCGACGTTATCCGGCATATGAGGTATGAGGGGCTTCGCAACTATTGCAAGCACAAGGCGGAAGATTGTGATTGCGTACAGAAAGTGGCGGCATATATGTCTGTCGACTCAATATATTACCTGAGTCCGATAACCATAGCTGCTCTCTGTCTAAATTCGGAAGCGAATTTGGTAGTTGCAGCCCACCATGTGTTTCCCGACGCTTATGGCTCATTCGCGAATGGCGAGGCCACATACTTCCTTTCTGGGCCATCGGAAGTCACGATGCGTGCATCGGGGAACACACCATCGTATCGGCATTCATCCCTTGACTGGATGAGGACTGAGTCCTATGAATTTGCCATGCGAGGAAATCGCTACACGTTGTGCTGGTCTGGCGTGGGGGCTACTCCCTACCACCAGATAACCGCCTTCAGGGTTATGAAAGGCACGTGGCCGAGTGCACCGCCGGTGCACTTGGATTTGTCAGGCTCCCTTGGTGTTACCACCCACTACGGTGAGGTGTCCCTGGGAGCAGTCACCAACAACGCCGCTGTCGCCTCGTCAGTCGGAGAGATTATAAAGGTCCAGAATATGCGCGTGTATTCTTGGGGTTCCTTCGTATTTCTTCTCGACCTTGACACCAGTGTTTCCATGCTCGCTCCGAAAGGAATGGTTGGGGACATGGCCATGTATGTCATGGGGCGACCACGCACTCCCGATTCATTTCGCAACTGTTGCTCATATGCTCGTACAGTTTGCAAGAAGTACAACATGCCTCCTGAGCTTGTTGTCAAGGCAGGGTATGCAGCTACCGCCCTTGGATTCGTGGAGAATGTCGTGATGGAGTTGTCCGTCATGAATTCCGTTATTCGTCCAATGATTCCCCTCATTGACGCTCATTCCAGTGCCCTGGAGTTCAAGTTTCAGCCTAAAATCACATGGAAGAAACTTGTCGCAACTGTGATTGCTGTCGGCGCCCTCGGTGGTGCTGCTGCCGTCGCTGTGAGCTCCTGGCCTGTCATCGGTGCAGCCGCCGCTGCTGCGATTGCCGCTGGTAGCGGCCTCGTAGCGGCGGCTGGGGCGGCTGCCGCGGCACACATACGTTCCCGCAAGGACGTGTTTGCCTCGTATAAAAAGGACAGATCAGCGAATCCGCTCAAGGATAGATCCGTTCCCATCACATCAGCCCCACTCCCCTCCACTCCTCCCGCCAAGACCATTGAAGAGATCTTGGCAACCCCAATTGACCCCATGTGTAAGTTGCAGGTCCGTGACGCTTACGCCACCAAGGAAACGAAGGCTCCCAACACCATCGTTCCAGGCGGCATTGTGTCCACGGTGTCTCCCCCAATTGTTCCGGAGAATTCTGCCCACTCATCTTTGAGTGCGATAGTTGGAAGAATTTTGAAACTTCAGGGCTGCAAGACTGAAGATTTTGATTGGATCCAATTCAAAGCATGGGAATTGTATTGGGACAGGCATATCCTAAAGTTGTTCCCCTCTATGCAACCGGGGGAAATGGCTGACACACTCTTCCATGTGTGGAACGCGAGATTCCCTGCGCATCAGCAGAAGCGCCATCTTGTGGCGTATAGGATAGTCCTGAGTGAGGGACTCTCAAAGAGTGATAATTCAGTGGGCATGTTCGTCAAAGTTGAGGGCAATTCCAAGTCCACTACGGATGAGGTGCCAAGTTTCACACCCCGAGCAATACAATCACGAAAGGCTGCGCATAACGTGGAGACAGGACCACATATGCATGCCTTTTCCAGACTCATGAAGCATGACTGGAATCCCAGGCGCAAGTATGGGCTCGTGTATTCATCTGGTCTCACAGCAGAGCAGATAGGGGGATACTTTGATGATTCATTTCGCCTCATAGAGGAGCCTGAGTGTATCGAAGGCGACTATGAGAGGTACGACGCTTCAGTTCATGGAAAGAAGCTGAAGAAGGAAGCCAAGGTGCATCAAACTCTCTCGAGAAATCCTAATATCGAGAAGGCCTTGTTGCGTTCCATTTTCACCGTCGGATACGACAAGTTTGGTAACAAGTTTGCGTCCGATGGAGAACGTCATTCCGGGGATTCCAACACGTCCAATGGCAATACCCTCAACCAGGGGATGGACGTTGTTTTCTGTGCCGCAGTACAGCAAGTACCACGTCCTGAGTTCACGGGCACTGGTCTTGATCTGGAGCGCCAGATACGTGCATGGGTCCTCACGATGCCTGACCCTGAGCAAGTCTTTGAGAAAACTCAACTCAGAGCTCTCTTGCTCGGGGATGATTCTCTGCTCCTGTTCAAGAAGGGGACGATAGATGTGACTAAGTTCACACTGTCGTTGCGTGGGCTAGGCCACGAATTGGAGGCAAAGAAATACCAAGGTGAGCATGACATACGATTGTATGCCACCTTCTGCTCTGCGCGGTTCTACCCCGTGCAGGCCTCCGGGCAGCGCAAGGTCATTCTTGCCCCCCCGATTGGCCGTGTCATGGCACGAGCTGGTTATTTCACCAACCCCCCGAAGAACATCCCACTAGCTTCCCTGGTGAGGGGAGATGCAACATCCCGAATGCAGGATGCTTCAGGAATACCATTCTTGAGGCCCTATTGGAAGAGAATTTTGGCTTTGACCAAGGGAGTCAAGGCAGCCAAGGTCCGTCGCGACAATCAATTTCTCATTCACACATCCAGAGCCTACGAACCAAGTGCCGAAACATATGCACACGTTGAAGAGCTCTACGGCTTGACCCGCAAGGATGAAGAGAAGTGGATAAGTGATCTTGGTAAAATTAAGGAGCTACCCCACTGTCTGGATCGCACCATGTTCGCTCGAGCGTTCGAACTCGACGGCATGCCAGTAGATGGGCCTTCTGTACATGTCCCGGCGGAAGTTCCAAATATCCCGCCAGCCTCCACTGTTCCGCTTTCACTGGGCGAGTATAAGGAGAGACACCGTGATGTCAGGGTTCAGCATCCCAAACGCACCGACCCTGAATTCCACGAGCATGTTGATCCCCATGATTTTGGTGAAGATGAAATCGTGGAAACCCTCGAGGCCATTTCGGAGGACTTCGAGGAAGAGGCTTTTCCTGAGGAATTCAAGACGTACGAAGGATTCGATTTTCGTCGGAGCGGTGGGTACACTCGCGAGGAGTTTACGATTGCCCTCGAGAGACTGTTGCCACATCGCTCCACTCTCATACATTGGCCCCCGAGCGACGGTGAGGTTGTTCCTGCCTGGGTCCAATTGGAGACCGCACCCTTTCCCCCCGAGGTGAAACAAAAGTTCGCCATCGAGTGGGTGCGTGCCGGCCACCAGCCCTATATCACAGAGGGCTCTGGTGGGTCCGAGTAAATGCACTTTCCGGTGCCCCCTCACTGAGGGTGTAATGTCACTACCTATATTTCTTAAACCGTAATTCCGAGGCGTTGGATAGCCAGTCGCTAGAGATGGCAGCCATCCCGCATAGTTTGGAGTATTTTCCGAAGTGAGAAACTAGGGAACCAAACGCTGTGGATGGCTAGAATGATGGTAAGGGTCACAAGTCCCAAGGGAGAGGTATCTCCGAAGACAGAGTGCACCGGAACGTACCCAGACTGAGAGTTAATGCACATACAACCCTGGGAGACGTCCCGGGGGCACAGTACCCAATCAACTTAGCTCGGGGTGCGGCACAATTCAACTCTCTTTATTTTTCCAGATCCTGTTCATTAGATAAAACGACTTCGTTAGGGGGAAAGCCCGTTCCGAATCCCATCCAGCGTGATTACATTCAACGTCAAGCTCAGTTTGATCGTGTTTTCCCTGGTGCTCGGAATAGCGTGTTATTGCAG